TTCAGGTAACTTCTTACTTTTCTTTTCTGTCATCTTGAGTCTCCTCTCTTCAACTCTACGCATGTACTCACGTCTCATCTCAATTAGGTCTCTACCTGCGTTACGTTTCTTACGAGTTGCTGCTGTTTCCTTAATTAAATCCCTGAGACCTGAATCATCTAAATGAGCATATAACAGATGTTTGGGTTGTTTTCTCATTATTGTATTATACACTATGTTGTGTTTATAAAAAAGTAAAAAAATAACTTGTTGATTCTAAATTTATATGATATAATAATGACTATGTTACCCAGGGTTAAAGGTATACCTTATGGGTTGACAAAATTACCAACACATAACTATATAGTCTCTATTGCATTTCTCGTGCATTGTTGTGTTGGTCTATTCGCAGACTCCCCACCTAGTCAATATTTTGACACCAACTCCATTTTCTCCATAATTTTGTGGGGGTACCCTTTTTATATATATATGTGCATGTGCGTTTTGCGTGTCCCCCATGGGCATAATGCGTCTGTGTATATCTGTGTATGCGTAAGTAATCTCTTTTTTGTTCTACATTTGTTCTATGTCAATTTCTTGACAGTTCTACTCTTGTTCTATGTCAAAACTTTGACGATTCGTCTGTGCGTGACCTGTGTAGGTCTGTGTAGTGCTACGCAAGTGCATGTAATGTAGTCTTCAACTACATTTTCTTCAATGTTTTCAATGCAGTTATATAAAAAATACTTCTGAATTTATGAAGAAGTATTTATTATATGTATTACTCTCTTGGTTTCCTCCCTTGTTGTTTCCCTTGCTCTCTTGCATCTAGGCAGTTGGGCAAGGGTGCAACGCAAGTGAAACTCAGCGATTAATTTTTTAAATTAAAACTTGACATACTAATTTAACTCAATTATGTTGAGTTATAACTAACTGAAAGGATTTAAACTATGTTTAATTTTAAAGCGACAACTTATCTTTGGATAAGTTTATTTTGTTTCTTCATGTGTATCACAAGTGGCATATGCCTATTGTTCGTAGAACCACCTACAAGTTTCTTAGATAGTTTTATGGGTTATGGTATTTGTACTGTTGCATTTTTTGGAATGGGAATGGCGAAAGGACTTGAATAATAAAAAAATACTACTGAGTATAACGAAGTAGTATTTATTTTATTAAATATTAACGACAAACTGAAAGGATTTGACTATGTCAAAAATTGATATTGTAGTTCAAGTAAGACTTGGATTTGGTATGAAAACTGAACCTAAAGGTTATACCATAAAAGAATTTGTAGAACTTCTACAACCAGAAACTTCACACAATGGTGACAGAGAATTTTGTAAAAAATTATCTGAAGGTTCTGTTATTCTTGAAACTTACAATGATTATTGTAAGAGAGTAGGGGAAGCTAAAATGCATAATGCATTGGAGAACTACTTATACGAATAATAAAAAATACTTCTGAATATAATGAAGAAGTATTTATTTATTAAATATTAACGACTAACTGAAAGGTGATTTATGTACGACTACACTATGCTAACGCAATTAATTCCTATGGAATTACTGCCAACTAAAAACCATCATTACCAATTCTTATTGGTACTGTTTAAAGATGCACAAAAGCATCACCTTGAATACGAAGTCGCAGATAGCTTTACTAAAGCTAGACGCAAAGGTATGACACCAATGCAAAGCATTGACTTTGCTTATAACGAATGGGACTTATAGTCCCTTTCGTAATACTAACCACAACTGAAAGGATTTGACTATGTCAAAATTATGGCAAACACTAGAAAAAAAAGACATTGATGTCTTTGATGAATTGACCCTAGAAGAATGGGAAGATTTTGTGAAACAAAATGAGCATACTTTTGCTGAACAATGTTCAGAGATAGGACAAAATTTATTTAATAAATTTCAATGTGAGAGAGATTATGAGTAATGGTACGATAATATATCAAGGTCAATCTTTGATTGATGGTAAGGATATTGTAGTTATTTACTTTAATGGAAGTAAAAACAAAAAAACTGGTAATATGGCTCAGACCTATATCATTCGTAGTGATATAGACCCAAGACTTGCCAGTAAGACTGGTGCAGATTATTCAATCTGTGGCAACTGTAAGCATAGGGGTACACCTACGAATGACCCAGACAGAAAACAAGCGATTAACAGAACTTGTTATGTTAAATTATATCAAGGTGTACTGGCAACTTATAGAGCATTTAAGAAAGGTAATTACTCTGTAATTAACAACCATAATGACATACAAAGTTTAGGCGAAAATCAAGTCATAAGACTTGGCACTTATGGTGACCCAAGTGCAGTACCTAGCTACATATGGGACAGTTTACTTAGCAAAGCTAAGAAACATACTGGCTACACTCACCAATCAAAGATTGCTAGTGCAGATGTACGAGCTGACCAATGTATGATGAGTGCAGATTCTTATGAAGAATCCAAACAGTTTTGGTCAAAAGGATTTAGGACTTTTAGAGTCCTACAAAAGAACGAAGAACTTGATGCGAAGCATGAAGTCCTTTGTCCAGCTTCTAAGGAAGCAGGAAAACGAACTACTTGTGAGAACTGCGTTCTCTGTAGTGGTTCAAATATTAACGCAAAGAGTGTTGCGATTTACCAACACTAGAAAGGTATAATTTATGCATAAATTATATAGACAAAGAACTACCAACAGATATAGCAAAGTTGGTACATTTTCAAATAATCAAGGTTATTTGGCAGTTAAACACGACCCAGTAAGTGGCAGATTTATTTCTAAGTAAATAAATTAAATCTTGCATTACGAAAGGTGGTATGCTATGTGTATGGGTAGGGTGCAGACCTTATGTGAAAGCATTAAACTGCACCACCTTTTATTTAATTAAAAGGTGACTAGAGTAAAAGCACTTGCAATACTTAACAGATTATTAAGTTATGCATAACTAAATAATGGCTGACTTCACTTCAAGTTTCTAGTCACCCTTTAATTAAATACTACTGAATATTATGAAGTAGTATTTATATTAACCTAGCTGAAAGGAGTTTGATATGGCTAGAATACAATTAAGACCTTGCGAGAATGAGTTTAAGCAAGATGCAGATTTCATAGAAATACCCATAGATGATGGTAGATATATGAAAATATATCGTACTTATGGAGTGTATGAAACTACCAAAGGTAATTACAAGCGAGAAGAACAAGTGCATGTAAAGGTAATGCGTAAGCAATCCAAGTATCACGATTGTAATTCTTGGGAAACTGAAAGCACTACATCTTATGATGTAGATTTAGAACAAGGAGAATAATATGAAAGTTAAAGTTTACTATAACTTACATAAGAAATGTTATTCTATTGTTTCTCTTGAGAAAGAGAACTATGGTAGAGTAATCAAGCACGAGAACTGTGTGCCATTGTTTGATGCACAGTTTAAAGTGTCAGAGAAAGGCAGACAACGAGTGTTGCGTGAGCAGAAAAAGAATGTCCACGCATATGTTGTAGGCACTTGGGTAAGCGAGTTTGTACCTAAAGGTGTAGTAAGACTAGCTACTTATAATCCTTATAAGTACAATAGCTTTGTTGATGCAACTTCTAAGAACTCATTAGCTAAAGCTAAACAAGTTTTACTTTCAGTCTACATACAACCTCTTATGTCAGAAGGACATAGGAAAACAAGTCACATACATTATGTGGCATAACAAAAAGAAAGGAGTTTGACTATGTCAAATCAACATTTACAAATGCAAGAAGAACTTTGGTCTGAAATAGATTTCAGAATTGAAGAAGAATATCAAAAGGTTATGTCCAATGCTTTGTATTGGAATGACAGACTAAAAAAATCTGAGAGAATTACAAAGTTTAACTTTGAAGAAGTCGCAGAAGATAGTAATTTTTTAGACCACCACTTTGAGTCTATACATGTAAAGATTTGGGATATGTTTTGTCTTAAATTAACTCTTGAAGAACAAGCAGAACTAAGCGAACATCTCTTAAACAAACTCTATGAGTTATTGGAAGAAGATATCCAAGACCTCAGACGAGAGCAACAACCCATATAAAAAATACTACTGAATATAATGAAGTAGTATTTATTTATATAATATTAACAACACGAAAGGAGTATATATGGATTATGTATACAACTATATTGAGCGATTAATGGCTCAAGGCAAAGCTGACCCTAAGATTAGGGGTTGGTCTATGAAAACTATTATCAACCAAGTGGGTGATAAGTTTGGCGAAGACAAAAAGCCTTTCGCTAGGGCATACATCATGTCCAAGTGTGGAGTTACTGATGATGAGTAGTTCTATAAAACTGTATGGCAGTTCAGACCTACCACCTAATGTGTGTGCTGAACTGTCAGATATTATTCACGATAGTTTCTTTAAGAAACTTGACAAACATTTTAATAAAATTAAAATGAAAACTAAACGCAAAAAAAGGAGAAAAAGATATGGCAAAAAATAAATTTGGTAAGACTGTAAAGGTGGATTCACCTTATGCAATTTATAAAAATGAAGCAACAGAGTTTGAGCATAGAGTTTTAAAAACTTATCAAACAAAAGATAATGAAAGTAAAAACCCTTATGCTAGGTGGTATGTTGCGAGTCGTTCACCTTATACCTATGGTTCGTGGGAGTATGGTGACATCTATGTTAAAGATGTGGTAAGTTATCACGAACTAATAGCATCTACAGATGAATGGAAAAAGGACTATGACTTCCTTGAAAAGTTTAAGGAGTTTGCGTAAGATGTACGATAGACTATTATTAAAATTAATATTAGCATTTGGTCTGGCTATGTATGCCTTATGGCATAGCAACCAAGTGCTACCAATATAGAAAGGAGTAAAACTATGATTGGTTCAATGAAAACTATGTCCAAAAGGGACATAAGAAAAGTGGCAACACTTATTAAAGGTATGTGTGTGAGTGATTTACACGCATTGGCAGACATACTTATTGACAATGAAGATAAGTATGGCAATTATAATGGGCAAGGATTATTCCAAGCTATGAAAAACAAACACCCAAAACTTTGGGACAGATACAAAGGAGTATGATATGAATATATTTTATTTATCAGATGACCCACAGCTATGTGCAGAGCAACACTGTGACAAGCATGTGGTCAAGATGTGTATTGAGTATGCACAATTACTATCAACTGCTCATAGAGTTCTTGATGGTACAGAGTATACTGTTATACAAAATGGTAGACGACTCAAGAGATGGAAACACCCTAACATGTGGTACGATAAAGACCTTATGTTAGCAAGTCACATTAATCACCCAAGTAATAAATGGGTACGAGAGAGTCATACTAACTACTGGTGGCTGTGTAATCTATTACATTGTCTACTCAAAGAGTACACACATAGGTATGGTAAGTTCCATGCAGTGGGTAGACGAGTGAACACCCTTATGCAGTCACCTCAAAACATACCTATGGACAAAGGGTTTACACCTATGCCACAATGTATGCCTGATGATTGTAAGGTAGAGCATATGCCTATACTTGCATATCAGAATTTTTATATGAAACACAAGCGACCATTTTGTAATTGGACTAAACGACCAAGACCAATATGGTTTACATAGAAAGGAGAAGCTAATGTTTACATTAGAGAAAATAAAAGACATAGTAATAGATATTAAATCTGATGATGAATGGGTTAACGATAGCCACACACACGCAGAATATAGAGGTGTGTGTGATGGTTTGGATATGCTCGTTAATCATCTTGAAGAATTAGAAAGGAAAAACAATGAAAATTAAAACAATAAACATAACTGATAAAATCAGTAGAAAAGATGCAGAATATGTTTCTGAAATAGTTGCAGATGCTCTTACAGATATGGGTATAAAGTTAGGTGATGACCCATCATTCTCGTGGAACATTGAGGTAGATTATGAAGAATTAGAAAGGAAAAACAATGGGTAAATATTTAAAGACTGAAATAGATTGGCAAATGATTAATGGATTTGCCAAAGAGATTTTAAGAATGGATTTTGATAATCCAGTCTTGAAAAAATGGTGTGACACTGAAGGATATGAAGGTTCAGAGTTACGCAAATACTTAACTGAGAACCATAGTGTTAGCTTTACTCAAGTAAAGTATGGCGAGTACACTATGAAAAGAAAGGACTAAACTATGAACAATAAAAAGTTTGTACTTAAAAATAAAACACAAGGAACTCAAAGAGTTCTCACAGAGAATCAGCTATTGGAAATGGACATTGACGAGATGGTCATTGATGATGCCTATGATACTGACCAAGTAGAATTTTATCACGAAGGTGAAGAATTTGTCTTGGAGAATCCAAGATTCTATGATACATTAACTAGAATGCAAGGAGTATAACTATGAAAAAATATCTTGTAACAACCTATGCTACTGCTGAATGGCAATGTATAGTGGAAGCTGACTCTGAAGAGGAAGCTGAAGAAAAAGTTTGGGCAGGGGATTATGATGAATTAAACTTTGGTAATCCTACCAATGTTCAAGATGAACAAATAGAATCTATCGTTGAACAACCAGATAAAGTAATAGATAAACTAAAGAAAGGAGTATAACTATGACTGAAGTAATTGATTTTAAAACTAGAAAGAAAAAGAAAACTAAAGTTAAAGATGCAAAGTTTGATGCTGATTGGGTATCAGAAGAACTTGTTAAGGTTATCAATAAATCTTTTGATAAAAAGATAGATGCCTTTTATATATCGTTGGCACTTACAGACATAACTATGCAGTTTGTACATGACTTTGCACCTTCTACTGCGTGTGGTCAACATATGTTATTGACTGCTATGCAGGAACAAATGGAACAACAACTATACGAGGAGAGTAATGATGAATGAAAAGAAATTAGTATATCCTAACGAGGGATATAGTAGTAGTGGTAGTGATGCTGACTATGAACAAACTACAGATGAGTTAAATAGAACAATGACTGAACCTAAAACATTTAAAGAGTTTATCAGATGGTTAGAAGTATACTCACCAGTTGACTGGGAAGAGATGCAACGATTTGAAGACGAAGCAGGTGCATCAGTATGGATTAGATTTGATTTAGAAAAGGAGGAAGATGATGAGTAAACCTATAATAAAATCTGAAGACTATGTAGCTTTGTACTGTGAGTTAGCCACCATTATGTTTGATAGACATATTGCAGATGCTTATAATGATTATGCTTATGTTGAAGATAGTAATGGAAACTTAGAAGTTAAAGAAAAGTACGAAGACTTATGGTGTGATACTGTAGATGAAGTATGTGAGATACTTGATATTCATTTAGAAAGAAAGGAGTAACTAATGCCAATATTAGTACAATATAAAATCACTGATGGTTTCAATGAGTATAATGACTATGTTATACATCAAGATGATGCTGATTTGAGAGATGATAAAGAACTAATCAGAGATGTGTTTCCTGATTCCCTACCTGATGGCAATGGTGGTGAGCAAGATGACTATAGAAAAATAGAAGTTGTGTATACCAAAAGCATAGGTATAAAACACGCAGAGTTTTTGATGGAATGTTTTATAGCTTTCCCTTTTGGTGGTAATGAATGGCTACGACAACTTGCAATAAAAGAAAGGAGAGATAGATGAAAGACTATGACTTTATTAAACTCACTAAGATAAAAGAACTAATAGAAATAGGTTTTAATGATAGCTATGACTCTGAAAGATTTAAAGATAGAATAGAAATTATTAATACTCTATTAAAAAAGTATGGCTTAAAAATACAAACAAAGTTTATAGATGCTAATACTGAACCTGAGTATAGGCACTCTCTAACAATAGAAAGGATTGAGTAATGAAAATATGGGACGATTATAATGATTGTATCATAGGTCTAGGTACACGCAGTGGTATGTTGGATGTATTTATCTATGATAAGCACAAAATGATAACCAAACTGGTTAGAAGAGACGATATGTCTTATGATGAAGCCAAAGAATTTATAGACTTCAACATTGAGGGTGCATATATAGGTGAAGACACACCAATACTTGTCAATCTTATGACACCTGAAGAGATACAAGACTATATGGAGACATATGATGATGAAGAAACCTGATTACGAATTATTCATAGGTTATGTGGTACTTGCAACTATAATTTATTTAGTTATAACTGCTGAAGCTAAGAGTTGGAGTTATAAATGGACTGGTAAAGGTAAACTTTATGACCAAAGAAACCAATACTTTGTTACTTGTAGATTAACAAAAGAAAAAAGAGTTGAACCATTCTTTGGTGAAGACTCTGTTAAATGTTATTATACTTGTAGTGATAAAGAAAAAATGGTTATCACTACACACAGTAATCATGTATGTGAAAGACAAATAACAACACCAAGAGGTGACAAGAGGGATTGGAGAGGAAGATAGTTTGTTGTAATTATACAACAATATGTGTCAGTAATTTGACTATTGCAGTTTTAATTTGACATATAAAAAACAAAAAGTGTATAATTGTTTTATAAGTCTTTATGAAAGGTAAGTAAAAATGATAAACAAAAACTTATACATACAAGAAATACAAACATTAAACAAACAACTATATAATTCTTATAAAAGAATTAAAGAACTAAGAAAGGAAATAGATAATGCAAACACTAAACTACTACGAAAATAAATACTTTAGTGAAAAGGAATTACAATGTCCTACATCTAAAGATATTATTTTAGCTGAAGGTTTCTTAAATTGTTTAATAAATTTAAGAGAGAATATAGGTGAACCATTACAGATAACTTCTTGTTGTCGTTCAGCAGAACACAACGACTGGTTAAAAAGTCGTGGCTACCCTGCAAGTCCTAACTCATTCCATAAAATTGGTAATGATAAATGGAACACAGATACTTGTGCAGTTGATATTGCCATACCTAATTCAGTCTTTAGAAAAGACTTAATTAAAAGAGCAATAGATTTAGGTTGGTCTGTAGGAGTAGCAAGAACTTTTATTCATGTGGATAGAAGAACAGATTATACACCACTACCACAAGTTGTTTATGTCTACTAAAATTAACAGAGCATTGTGGTTTACATTACAAATCCTATTTGGATTTATGATGGGTGTATTTATATTTTTAATATTATATTTTATAGGAGATTATTTTAATGGGAGTTGAAACATTAATCATTGGGATTGTATTTAATCTATATACCCTTGATAACATTGACTTTTTTCACCAACGTGCAAACAATAACAAGAATATGACTTGTGTATGGGAGTATGTTGGTAAGAAAAAACCAGAGCCACAGAACCCTAGTCTCACATTCTTGGGTAACGTGTATTACAAACAAAAATGTGTAACAAAGGAGTTAGATAAATGATAAAAGAAATAGTAGCATTATACTTAACTTTCTCTTCACCAGTAGGAGATGTTGAACTCTTTGTCAGAGAATTACCTGACTGTAAAAATGCTAGTGTGATAGCTGACGAAGAATTTAAAGCTAGAGGTATTGATAGAGGTAAACACAGAAGAACTGGCTATATATGTATTGGTTGGGAACATCATTTGATAAGACAAAAACTAATTGAAGGTGTACCACTTGAGCCTAAATATATACCAGTACAAAAAAAACAATGTGTTATACCAATGCCATTAGAGATTAGATAGTATGTTTAATTATTTTTTAATTACAGTTTGGATTGAATATAATAATAAAATATATTCAAAAGTTTTGCCTGAACTTTTTAATGGTTGTGAAACTCATGTTGAAAAAATATATAAACAAGTTAAACCACCATTAAAAATTAAGGCAATTAAATGCGATACACCAAAAGAGTTTCGTGAAAAAAGAAAGGACAAAGAATATGGACACGTATACAAACCAATACGATAATGTTAATAATCCCAAGCATTATAATAAACATGGGATTGAGTGTATAGATGCGATACAAGCATCAATGAGTGACAAAGAATTTCTTGGTTACTTAAAAGCTAATGTTGTAAAGTACATGTGGAGGTACGATTACAAAGGAAAGCCACTAGAAGATTTGAAAAAAGCTAGATGGTATCTTGACAAACTAATAAATATAATTCATAATAACGACTTAAAATCAAGACAAATAATAATGGAAGGTTTTATGGAAGGAGATAACAACAATGTATAATTCACATGATGATGTTCCAACTTCAGTTGCTGACTTTGTTTTAACTGCTAGTGGTAAATCTAATATAAAGGAAGTACCAATGAAAGATATAAATGGTTTTGTTGAAATGATGAAAGGAGTTGATAGTGGAAAATAGTTTAAC